TATCACCATATCCGTTATACGGAATAAGTTTTACAGATGCATCCATTACGCCGGTTTCGTTTTGAACATCTTTTGAGATATCTAAAAACTGCCCTGCCTCTGGGTGCTGTAATGCTCCGCCAATTTGAACCCAATCAAATTTATGCACAGTATTAAAAATAATTTCTTTGCTAACTGTTCCAATACCAGACGGTAATCGGAAGTCATCTCCTAGTAGTAGGATCTTTTTCTTTTTTTGTAACTCCATTTATTCCTTATAACTATTTAATATAAATATTGATTAACCTAATAAAACCACCGGTTTTTTCAATTTATTCACCGATGTAAAGGCTGTTTTTAATACTGGGTCTAATGCTTCTTCATTAGTTAAAATCATCATGTAATCACAACGTTCTGCAATTAATTTCATGCGATGATGCAATTGTGAAAAGTGGTATGGTTTACCATAATACGATTCTGGCATTGCTGAGTATATATTGTAACCTGAAAATGATGGATTGTATTCTTCATAACGCATACCCATCTCCAATGCATACTTTTTAACCATACTATTTGCGCCTTCGTTACCACCAGCGCCAACGATAACTAACTCGTCACTAAACTGTTTTTTTAAACGAAACATTGTATCTTGTACTTTTCGTTTATTCTGCCAACCCGTACTTCCAATTATTGCTACTCGTTTCATTGTATCTTTTCATGTAAAAATTTAACACCTTTAGGCATATGACCGTACACCATACGTAACATCTGTTCTAACAATGATCTATTTTGTTTGTGGTTAGGTCCATCAATATCAGTACATAATGAATACTCCATTTTGCAAATATGAGTACCTTGGTATGTGGAATGATTTTTCATCTCAAATTGATAAACATAAACATGTTCGTGCTTGTACATAACTTATAATAAGAAAATTTATTCGCGAATCCTATTTTCTTTAGGACAATTTGCATAATCTGTTTTGAATGGACAATACTTGCAATTCTTATCGCCTTTGCCTGATATTGCCATATATGAAGCTTCTGCATTTTTATTGCCGTCAGCATCGAAACATTTTTCGACAAACGCATCAATTTGTTTCTGCACTTTCTTTTGTGTAACAGATCCGGATGATGGTCTAAAGTTTTGAATGCGTTTTTGTGGGAACATTGATTCTTCGATAAGTTTGCGTTTCACAATAAAGAATTCAATATCAATGTGATCAACAGGTGTACCAAATTGTTTTGCAAAATAATTCTTATAAGCAACTAATTGTGCAGCTTTTAAGCTATCTGCTTTTTGATATTTATTCCAACCACCACGTGATGTTTTAATATCAAACAAAACAATGTGGTTAGTTGCTGTATTACGCATAACTACGTCAATGAATCCATACCAATATACAGATGAATTCTTTTCAGATGCTTGGGTACATAAATCTAATTCAATTCCTACCAATTCCCAATTTTTGCTTGAGAAATATTGTGCTCTGCGTTTCTTGAACCATTCTAAGATAGCTACACCATCTTCGAGATATTCTGCTAATTGCAATGGATTAGAGAAATGTTCGCCACCCTTTTCAGTTACACACTTAACATATTCTTCTCGAAGCTTGTTTTGCAATATGCTACGAAAATCTAAATTCTCTGCTTTCTTTATGGATTCTGTATACATTACCGTGAGGAAGTATTGAAATGTCTCATGGAAGGCAGTACCAAAGGTTGTATCAATAGATGCCTGGAATGGAGCTAACCCATCTATGTAGGCAAGTTTCCAAGACATTGGACATCGTTCATACATTGACCATTGTGAGTAAGATATTCTTCTTGGCACCGTTTCCGGATCGCGTAATGATAATTTATAAATTGGGGCAATATAGTTGTTTTGCTTCATTCTTCGGTTGTGTCTTTACTATAAGCAATCATTTCTTGTAACAAATTGTATTTATGATCGCCTACTACTTCATAAAAGTCATCGGTTAAACAATCATCTTCATCTCGATATTCTACTAGTTCATCAATTGGTTCATAATACTCAATATCTGACCATTCATCTGTTGCAACCGCTGCTCCTATGAAACTATATCCTTCGTCTTCGAAAGTACATTTAAATGTAAAGCCTTTATATTCTGATTGCAAATATTCAGTTAGTTTATTGAATAACTTCTCAGGAAAGGACCATGCTGTTGTCCATGTAATATTTACAGTAGTATCATATTGGTCGACGTCATCGAAATAGATCCATTTAGCACCGAGATGATCAAGATAATATTCTCTCGTATCTTCTTTATTCGGATATAAATTGTCCAACATGATATTGCAACTTGCTTCGATTCGCTCGCCGTATGTTACATTTTCATCAATCGTATTTCCAATCCATTCTGAAAACTTTGCTGAATCTTCTTGATTCGCAAATTCAATCTCCACATAGGTATAAACGTGATTTGCCATTTCTTACTTTTTTTATATTATAAGAAATTACTTATTAGAATCCAATTGTTCTTTCAGGTAAATGTCAATAAGATCCTTTGTCTTAGTTAAATCTTGTTCAAAGGAACCTTTATGCCGACATCTTACAATGCGTTTAATGATATCAAATTCATAACTATTCAAACCCCAATCTTCTGCAAATTTGTAAAGGCTATCTTTGCCTTTGTAATGTGATTGTGTATTTACACTCATTTAATTCCTTTCAACATTTTCTTTTTATCACCATCGCTATATCCATACAATGTTAGAATATGCTCACATTGAACTTTATCCATTAAATCAACATAATCAGCAGCTTCTGATTTGCTAACTTGATAGTGCTCTGCAATTTGTTCAATTAAGCCTTTTTCGTACTTATCTTCCGATTTGCCTTTTATGTATTTTGCAAATGTCTTGTTATTTGGTAATAGTTCGTGATATAATTTATATGTCTCTTGCGGACGTAACAACCCAATTGTATATGTTTGAAATTCATTGATTAACTCCGTTAATTCCATTCTCATTGATAAAAATCGATTCATCATGAAAGGACTAAATGCTTTTTGATCCATATCAGACCATTTCGACCATTCTTTCTTTTTATGAGTTACTCCATCAATGAAATCAAACATTGTAGCTGCCTTCTTTTTTTCTTCCGCCATTATATATTGTATTTTTTACGATATTGTTCTTCTAATCTTGTACCCATTCCGATTTCCATGATAATTGCATTATCAGGAATACCGATTATTCTTTTTGCATTTAAAATATCATCAATACATTTGTTACGAAAAGTTTTTATCTTGGTCTTTGCGTTGCTACGATTTGATGTTTTAAATACAATAGATATTAAATCTTTATGTGGTGATATTGACATTAAATTTCGCCTAATAAGTTAACAAACATAGCCATGATGTTAATTTCCTTATCAACAACACTAGCATCTTTAAATTGAGCTTCCGCAATGATTAAAATGCATGGTGCAATGTGTCCATGGGCAAATTCATCCAAATTATCATATAAGAATGTATACATTGGAGTAAAATCTCGGACTTTGCTATCTGCAATGCATTGACGAATCTTAGTAAAGGTTGCTTTTTTGTCTTTTGCATTTTTAAGCATATCCAACACTTCGGTCATGTAATTTGCCTGTATTGCACTTGCTTTGTCTAATTGCAATACTCCATTTACTACTGATGCTTGTGCTGCATTGATAGCTCGGCGGACATCTGGATATGATGCATTGATAATTGCAGCAATATCTTTGATGTCATATTGAACACCTTTTTCATCTAATACGGTAACTAATCTTTTTGCAACATCCGTTTTATTTGGAGGTGTGATTGCAAATGTCTGACAACGTGATTGAATTGGATCAATAATCTTTTCAACATAGTTACATGTTAAGATAAAACGTGTTGTCTTGCTATATGTTTCCATCAAATTACGAAGTGATGCTTGAGAATTGGTTGACATATAATCAGCCTCATCCAAAATAACCACTTTGAGTTCATGAAAACCCATAGAACAAGCAAATGGCTTAATCTTATCACGAACGAAGTCTACACCAGTATTGTCAGATGCGTTAACATACATGACATCACATGGAATATTCTTTGTCAGAATCTTAGCAAGAGTAGTCTTACCAGTACCAGCACTACCATGAAATAATAGATGCAGATCCGTAAAATAATAAATGCGGTACATCTCCGTTTGCAATGAAAATTTTAACTTTTTCAATAATGTGCTCATTGCCAATATACCCTTCTAATGTATCCGGGCGGAATGCTTCTACCCAAAGTGTATTTTCTGTATTTCCTATCATATATTTGTTATTTACCGGTTGATCCAAATCCTTTATCTCCACGCTTAGTTCCACCTACAGATCCAACTGCCATCCATTGTATTCTTTCAATTGGACATAAAACTAATTGTGCAATGCGTTCTCCTTTAATAATAGCATATGGTAGAGTGTTATGATTAATCAGTATCACACCAATTTCACCACGATAATCAGAATCAATAGTGCCTGGACTATTTAATACTGTTACTCCATACTTTAATGCTATTCCACTGCGGGGTCTAACTTGTATTTCATATCCTGTGGGGATTTCCACAAATAATCCGGTTTTTACTAATTTGAACTCACCTGGTTCGAGAACACCATCTTCATTGCTTCTAACATCTAGACCAGCACTTCCCCCTGTTTCATATTGAGGAAGTGCATTGTCTGATTTATTTACTACTTTTACTACCATTTTAGTTTTGAAGCATTACTAACCAATAAGTAGATTCGAAATCTGCACCCGTAAATGCAATTCTAGATAGACCATCTGGTGATACCTTTAATTCTCCAGCATCGCCACGATTTGCAACTAATACTTCTTTTAATTTATCTGCAGAGAAACATACAGGATCCATATCAGCACCAGTTGTATTTCCTACTTCAAATGTTATATTATCAGCATTTACTGTCGTGTAATTGATAATAAACTTAATAATACCATTCTGAACCTGTACTGCAAAGTTTTTAGCATCTGGTAATGCATTTTTTGCTTTGATAAACTTGCTAATGAATTCTTCATTAACCGGAATAGTTACAGCATAATCTGGTTCTGCATTAATTGAAGGAACTGCTGGAATAACTGTCGTGTCTGCTAGCATAAATGTTGCCTTAGTGCTTCCTTCTGAAATCTTCATTGCATAATTCTTACCTGCTGCATTTTGTACATCGATATTGATATTCTCACCAACTGCGCCGAGCATTTTAATTAATGCACCCGTATGGTTGATTCCTAACATACCTGTCATAAATGGAGTGGTATTCCATTTGATTTTACCTACTACGGTTTGATCCATATCGATCAACTCACATCCAATAGCTCCATCAAGTTCTTTAAGAGTTACTGCTTCGCAATTTCCAGCAAGGAAATAACGGTTAATAAATGATTGTAATTTACTTTTTTCCATTTTTATCTAGTTTTAAAATTTGAAGAATTCATTGAATTTAACTGCATCGGTGGTTGAAATACTATCCCCGCCGAATTTTTTATATGTCTTTTTGTATGTTTCATATACATGCATTGCGTTGTCTGGATCTGAGAACATATCATGTAATGATAATATTACATTGAATAAATCCGTTGGGATTGCTGTTTCTAACAATTCAACATGGCTGTCAACAATCTTATCGATATCTTTTCCCATGTTTACATACAAATGTGTATTATGAACAACCATTCTAGGCATACCTTCTTGCGAATAACGATCTAAACCGTCAACTGTCTTACCGCCAAGGTATTCATAGGTAAAATCTTTACACGCCGGGCAATTTATACTGCATGGAACATGTTTAGTTTTATCAATAGTAATATTACCACCTTTTCCTTGTCGGATATGTGATTTTCTACGATATTCTGCATCTTTTGGGAAATACAATTCCGTAAAGGTTTGTGTTTTATAATTCGTAGAATGAAGATATGTTCCATATACAGGATATTGTCCTGGCGAGGAAGAATCTGTAGATAATTGAACTCTACCGTCTGTTAATTCATTTAATAGTTTTTGCAAGGTAGATAAAATATAAAAATCTGAAATCTTGCTAATTCCTAATAAGTGAATAAACTCTACATGTTTCTTTTCAAATTCTCGTTCTTGCAACATTAATGCCACAACATACATGAAATCTACTAGTTTCTTAGGACCACCAATACACCAACCATTAAAATCAAAGTCTTTGAACTTATGATACCATACACTATATTCATCTGTATATGTACCTTGAATTACATTTAAGAATTTAGTTTTACCTGATTGATGTTTCTCAAACCATTTAAAGTTATCAAATGAAATATCCATTGAGTCTTGAAAACGATTTTCAAATGTAACTCGGGGCGGAATATCTAAATTTGCTGCGACATCTGAATTGGCTTCTAACCAATGGAAGATTTTTTCTCGAATTGTGCTGTCCCATTTCAATGCTCCGGTTGCAATCTGGAATCCTCCTGAATCTCCAAACACTAATACATCCTTATCTAATCCCATTTGATCGCGGAAATCCATTTTCTTGTAATGATGACCTGCGGTAATTAGGAAATAAGGATGTCGCCATTCTTCCGGGTAATCTTTTCCAAAGAATCTCATCGTAGTGCCGTCTGAGAACTTGGTATCCTTCTTGAAAGCCGAAACCATAGATCCTGCTGACAATGATGGATAATAAATGAACTTCTTACTCATTGTATCCTTGTTTGTTTAATAAATACTTACAATATTCTAATTCGTGCCATACATTGATTTCTTGTGGCATTCCATTAGCAATAATATATCCTTCCATACGACGACCTACATCTGCTATTTCTGCAAAGTTATAGTTATGATTTGGTGTCAGTGTGCTAATAGCATTATGTAATGTTTTTAATGCATCCTGTACATTGAATGGACGATATAACTTTTCTTCCGGAATAAATTCTGGAAATGATCTAAAATTTGGAAATACTAAATCACAACCAAATGCTGTGGATTCTAATACGGTCCATGACACATAATCTTGCAATGAACTATTGAATTGAATCTTTGCTGTTGCTAATTCAGTGTAATATTCTTCTTTTGTTAAGTTACTCAACAATTTGAAACGAGGTTGGCGTTCTGCTAATGATTCCATTGCTTCAATCACACCTGGTAACATTGATTTAAATGATTTACCTGAGGTAGTTACATTCCAAACATATCCTGGATATTGTTCTAAGAACTTCTCAGCAACCTCCAACATAAAGAATGGATTCTTTTCTTTGTCTAGTCGACTTGAAAATACTACTTTATTTTCCTTAGGTAACTTTGCATTTGGTAATTTAGCTAAAGTCATTTCATGATGCAATGGTAATGAAACAACATGAATTGGTGCCTGGAATCCGGATTCACGAAGTTGATCTCGGTGAATCGTGGATCCTACAAAGATACCTGTCATTCTTTTATCTAAACCCAATTCAAATCCACGCATCCAACTACGCATTGGCCAAGTAAAATCATATTCATCTACACTTTGTGCATGCAGCATTGCATATATGTCTACATTGATACCATACAGATCCAATGCATAAAGAATTGCTTCGATACCTGGATGCCAATAATCTTGCAAAAAGATAACATCACCATTAGAAACTTCATCACGGTTTAGCATATCCAGGAAATTGCTACATTGTGACATTGCGAATTTACCTCTACCGACTGCATCTAATACAGCACCAACTTTAATTTGTTGATCTGGATCAAATTCACCTTCTACATCGATGAATTGCAATTTACCTGTTTTTTCATATGGTGCAAAGGTTGCAGGCATCCATTCTTTGCTTAACTGATAGGTGTAACGAGCTTTAAGTGGCTCTAACCCAAAATAAAATACTTTCTTCATATTATCTTTCAATGATTGCACCATTTTCCCAATCTTCCCAAACTTCTACTTTATAAAGAGATGGAAATTGTTCTAATAACCATTCTCCAATCATTTCGCACGACATTGAATCAAATTCCAATACATTAGCTATCGGAGATGTAAATCCAATACGTAATGCTTTTTGTATCTTGCGATTCAATAAAATAAACTCTTCATCTCGATCTGTATGTGTTACGGATGCATAACAACGAAAGCCGAACATATGTCGGTGACGATATGATAAGAATGCTACTTCTGGGAAGACGTCTTTTGCTGCGGGCCAACAATGGAACCCTTCAATACTAAATGTTACTACTACGCTGTACTTCATCTGCTATTAACTTTTTAAATTTAGTGGTAGACCAACCATGGTCTCTGCTTAAAAAACGAACTCGGAATGGTAAATCATCTCCTGTAAATGGTTTATCAATATAATCATCTCCTAGATACCTAATGATTTCATTATCATTATTTGCAAAATTCTTGAGATGCATATACAATTCCTTTTCTAAATTATATGTTAGAATATGATCGACTTGATGCAATGATCCTATGATATCAACTCGTTCTGCAACATTCAATATTGGTTTACATTTCTCAGGACGTTCTATCGTCGGATCATCATGTAGCAATACTACTACCTCATCACATTCATCCATCATAGTATCAAACATTGCAATATATCCGGGATGGATCACATCAAAGTTACCTGCTATAACTCCTACCCTCATAATTCTTCGTCAAATTTATAGTTATCTGGATTGATATGCATCATATTGCACTTAGTTACCTGAGATACACGATACCAACCAGCATCTATACTCAATGTATCGGTGTCTTTTAGCTTCTGTACTGCGGTATCTTGAATACGATAAATAACGTGACATCTATTGAAGAGATCAGGTGGGATACGCCCGATAGTTTTGTCATTTGCTTCAATAGTAACCGCACAATTCGTTGTGTCTAAAATTTCTCGAATGATTGCTGCTTTATCTGTATCTTCATAACACTCTAACATATATTCGATTGTAAAATAATAATGCGGATAATCTTGCAATACTTTTACATCTAATTTTCGTTCAGCATCTCTAACAAAGTATGTCATCATATCTGAATAACGACCTTCTACCTCTCTACCACGCCATTGTTTTTTACCGTACATTTTATAACCTTTTTATTTAATATAAGAAATTTATCTTTATTTTCCAAAAGAAAAGAATTTATTTGCATTGTTATTCTCTGGAAGTTGACCCCATCCCATTGCTGCATAAAAGTCATTGAACTTATTGCTTAAATCTGATGTGAACATTTTATTGTGATCTAAATACTGTTCTGCAAATTTAACTATTTCAGGTGGATCTTGATAACCTCTTAATGCAATAGTTTCAAAGCCATATGGGTTATTTAACAAATAGCCCCACTTAACCTTTTCTCCATCTGAGATTGGTAAAATATCCGTAGTTAACGTGGATAGCATATCATTAAAATTAATTGCTGATTTAACGTGTGCTGTGGATCCTTTAATGAATCCAGTAAATGGTTTTCTACCTCGAATATATTTGGATAATTCCTTTACACTCGAATTCTTCATTACATTTAATACTTCGGATTTCTTAATATTATCTTTGAAATCATGTATCAATGTAGATGTCGTCTGTTTGTCTTTACCTTTAAGAATATACCACAATGTTTCTTTCATGATCTTTTTAAAGTCTTCCGGGAATGATGATCTAACTACATCCAATCCTTTTACATCTAGTTTATCCGTAGGTTTACCTTCTTTGAAAATAACCCATTGGGCATATCTTTTCTTTGCAATCCACAAACCTGATTTTGCAATGTATTCCTGTTTAATTTGGAATCTATGAGTTTCTGTATTATGTAATACTTGTGCATATTGATTATACATTGTATTAACAGTCTTTTGAATCTCAGATGCAATTGCATTAGTTTGTTCAATCATAAACTGCTCATCTTCTGTATCGCAATTCGGAAAACGATGTTTAATTAGTGGTTCACTACTACAAAAGGTTGAATCTGTATCTGTATAAAAAGCAAATTCTGCTTTACCGCCGGAGGCATTAATAAAATGATCGGTTCCTAATTCTTTTGCATAATAGTTATTGATAACTTTTGCTGAGAATTTAATAATACTTTGACCAACAGCTGTAATTGCGCCTGCATTATCCAAATCATGGAAACGGAATGTCTTTAATCCTAATACTCCATAGAATGAGTTAAGCAAAACCTTTTGCGTTAACTGCATCGCATCATAGAATTTATAATCTTCTGTTCCTACTTCAAATGTATCTCGTTTATCTTTATAAATAACACGTTCGTCAAACCATTTTTCTAGAATGGTAGGTAAGAATCCTCGTTGATCGTTTCGATACACAGCGCCATTGCTAGCAACCGAATAGTTATTATCACGCAGCCACGTTTTCACATCTTGCACAAAAGTTCCATTAGTTAATGTTACTTGTGTTGGTTCGGATTTCAATAAACATTCTTGATTCCAATCCTTGATAACTGCAACTTTAGTTTCTGGAGAGATGTTTAAGGTCATGATGATACTAGGATATAGCGAAGTTAAGTCCAAGTCATAAATCCATTTATACAATCCTGGAATAGGAGGCATTACATAGGCTCCTGCAAGTGCATCTGCTGCGGTTTCATCTTCAACAAATCTAAATTGCTTATTTGGGGCAACAAATCCATTGCGTTTTAAATCTACAATTGCAGCACCATCCAAGTATTTAGATGCATAATATACATCTTCATATGGAACATGTCCTTTATGGCATATTGTTCGTGCTAAATTCAATAGTTGCAATTTATCATCTAACTCATATACCAAATCAACGTCGGTCATGTTATAATATGCAAACTTGTGAATATCTTGAGTAAATAACGTATCTAAATCACCATCATATTCAACTTTACCTCGTCCTAACTCTTTTTTAGCAACCGTGTCTAATCGATAATTAGGAAGTTCGGTATATGTAAAGTTTTTGTATAATTTGATGTAATCTAGGCTCGATACACCAATAATTTTCCATTTACCAGTTTTCGGATTTTGTTCAACTACGCCTGCTGGAGAAAATTTCTTAATTGCCTGTGCTCCTAATATTATTTTACAACGACCCATTAAATATGGAACGTCATAACCATCAGTGTTCCAACCTGGTAATTACAGTGGGTTGAATTTCAGCAAATTTATTAATAAATCTAGTTAATAAATCTCGTTCATCGCGGAATATTTCTAAAACATAACCATCACCTTGGATTTCCTTTTCAGTGATTCGATTCTGTTCATCTAATATCAATACCCGGCGATCTTTTCCTACTTTATCATAATATGCAATAGATGTAATAGATGTTCTAACATCATCAATAGTACTATAACCATTTTCATCTTTTGCAGTTTCAATATCGAAAAAGAAATCTTTCTGCCCTTTAGATGGCTCATCTGATTCATAGTACAAATCAATCAATGTTCGTACTTCTTCATTTAAATCAGATTCATATGATTTTGAATTGTCTCGGTGATTACCCGGGACTTTTGTTAATTTAGTTCCATCTAAGGATTGGAATGTTCCATTTGCATCTGGTAAGTAACCATATGGTTGGAATTGAAATTTTTGATGGCCTAACTCATCATCGAAAACGTGCATTATGCCGTTTTTCTTGTCGTAACCTATGTTTGTATACATTAATTTAGCTTATATATATCTTGTAATTCTCGTTGTTTTCCATTGTTGTCTAACCATACTTCTTCAGCCATTCGACTATTAACTTTAAACAATGCTTCTAAAATCGTCGCACCTGAATCACAAATATCATCTATGATATATACTCGTTTACCTTTAAGATCTAATTCTAAATCTTTGATGCAAACCACACCACCAGAATTATCTTGGCCTTCATATGATTTCAATCGCAAGAAATCAATCTCACAATTAACTGACATATATCGTGTTAAGTCCGAGAAGAAATGTATTGCACCATTTAACAAACAAATCATTACTGGTGGCAATGCATTTTTAGATTCAATGTGGTCTTTTGATATTTGTTTTGCGAGTTCTTTTACTCGCTCTTGTATTTCTTGATTTGCGATAAGGAGTTCCATATGCCGTATAAATTTATTGATATAATAATAGCACTTAATGCTAAATGACTATAATTTTCTATGAAACAATCATATGATATCCATCCGATATCACCGATAATCCACATTACCATTGCTGGCCTAATATAGCATTTAGCATTAAGTACATAACCTGTTAATACTAGTAGTGTGCTAATCCAACCTACTATTTCAATCATGGTTTTGTATTTATCATGGCAATTTCATGCTCACGAATCAATATATAATCACCTGAATTTAGTTGTACTTTCTTTTGTGAACCTAAATTACCAGAATATATTTTTACGCGATCGCCAACTTGTACAGTCATAGGAATTTTATTTCCGGTTTGAGTAAATAACCCATCGCCTACTGCATAAACATCACAATCGACATATTCATCTAATGAATTCATGATGATGATACCACTTTGTGTTTTATCTTGTTTTTCTAGTTGTTTTAGGAGTACTTGA